TTCATGACGCCCCCGCGATCGGTATCGCGCTGGTGGGCAACGACGGTGTGTTTGCGCGGATGGCCGGTGGTCGCAACGCCCAGCAGCTGGATCGACTGTACAGCCGTGTGGGCAAGAAGCTGCGGCTGACGGCCAGCAGCGACGCGGACGTGACGGAGATCATCAAGGCCTGGGGCGTTGAAGACATCAAGTGCCGTGCCTCCCTGGTCGCCGTGGCCCGTGAGGGCGGTCACCTTCGCCGCCTCACCAAGACCCTGCGCCTGGCCAGCATGCACGCCGCTGCCGATGGCGGTCGCCCGGTGTGCTGCGAGGACGTCCGCGCCGCGATTTCCGAGCTGATGGAGGGCGCACGATGAAAACGATGCAGCACTTTACCGGTGCCGCCGCGAAGCTGATTGCCGCAGGCGGCACGCCTCTCGCCCGACTCGTCGGCCTGAATCGGTCGGTGCGACCGGGTCCGGGGAAAACCTATGTGCGCGTCGAAGAGACGGCCGGCGCCGAGCTCGTGGCGCTTGACGGCCAGCAGCCTCTGTTCGCTGTGTTCTTCCCGGGCACTTCCGAGCTGATCACGCTGGAAACTCAGCACATCGTCGACCTGGCTAACGCGGAACGCCTGCGGCTCATGGCCGACGAAGCGCGGCGCGCCAACGGCACGAGCGGTATCCACACCATCGCCTGACTTTCCATCGCAGGGCGGCGCCGCCGCCCGAGGGAGATATGCATGAAAGCTCTTGAACGTATCCGCTCCGTGGTCGCCCTTCGCCTTCGCGCCCAGAGCGACGAAGCCCTGACCGGCGTGAAGCTGGCGATGGCTTGCGTGATCTACCTCCACGATCGAGGCTGCACTGTGCAGCAGATCGTCATCCGCCCCAAGTGCATCACGGTGGAGATCGACCCGCCGGCCGATGGTATGCACGGGTCCCTGCATATCAACCGTGTGAACGGTCACTACCGCGAGCGCGTGATGGTCACCCACGCGGTCGGGTGCCAGGTGCAGTGGATCGAACGCACCGACCTCCGCCCTGCGGCGATGGGAGGGTGATCCATGGACAAGCTGCAGAAGAAGATCCTTGACCAGCTGGCCCAGAACGTGGGCCTGGTCTCGGCGCACGACCTTGCCACGGCCCTCATGGAGGACCTGGCCGACGTGCGGAACGTGCTCAGCGCCCTGGTGCGCCAGAAGAAGGTAAAGCGCCACCACGAGGGCTTCGGCGACCTCACCTACTCAGCGTCTGACTCGGCTGGTTCGCACGCTGACGACCACGGCAGCGGCGACAGCCTGGAGCACATGCCGCCACGGAAGCTTTCGTTGACCGAGCGCATCCGCTCGATCCTGGCGCATGCGAGCGAGCCGATGACCGCCAAACAGGTCGTCGACGCGCTCCCGGATGAGACCGAGAGCGTCGTTCGCAGCGCCATCTACAACGCCGTCCATAAGCGCGAGGTCGTCTCCATCCCGACGGGCACGCGCGGCAAGGCATTCGCGTTGGCGGGTGGGCCGGTTGCAGAGGCATCCGCGTCGGCGATCGCTACGGCGACGGCCACGGCCACCGCGACCGCCACAGCGCACGTGGGCGATGCGGAAAGGCCGACGCCATCCACTGACCCCACGCCAGCGGCGCGCCCTGCGGATCAGGCCGAGAAAGACGGCGAGTTCCTCGGGCTGCTCAACGAGAGCGTCTTCATGTCCGAGTTCGCGCTTGATTCGTACCTGGGCGCGCACCTCAACATGAAGGTCTACGACTACCTGGTGCGTAGCCGCGACGCTGCCATCAAGGCCAGGAATGCCTTCCAGGCGGGAGTGCGGCCGTGACCGACAAGCAACTGGCGAAACGTCAGCAGAAAGCCGTGGACAACCTCGCCACGGCCTTCCAGTTGGTTGGCGGCACCGTCGACCGTGTTCCCTCGGCTGCTCGGGAAGACTCGCACTTCGCCCCCGAACTGCAGTTCGCCGAAGGTCAGCTCAACGCCCATTTGTGGACTGCCTATGAGGCGCTCAAAGCGGCAATCGAATGCTTCGGCGACTGCGCCGAAGAAGGCGTAAAGGTCCCGAATGTATCCCCTTGATCCCGACGACGAGCTGCCGCCCTGCGTGGGCGAGAAATTCCGGCAAACCACCTACGACATCCATCGCGCCGCCCGCGAGGCGGAGCAAACCAAGGAAGCAGACCATGATCGATAACACTATCCCTGACGGACACCGCCGCGACGCCCAGGGGCGCCTGGTGCCCGAGAGCAAGATCAAGCCGATCGATCGCCTGCGCGACGAGCTGGTCCGCGAGCTGTTCGAAAAGGCTCTAAAGGTCCACCAGCTCCTGGTCGAGTTCAAGCGCGAAGCGTTCGAGTCGATCGACACGTTCGCCCAGCTCAGCGCCGATGAGTATCAGGTCAGCCTAGGCGGCAAGAAGGGCAACCTCACCCTGCTCAGCTTCGACGGTGAGGTGCGCGTGCAACGGGCCGTGGCCGAGACCATCCAGTTCGACGAGCGTCTCCAGGCCGCAAAGTCGCTGATCGACGAATGCCTCCAGGAGTGGACGGTCGGGGCGCGTCCCGAGATCTCCACGTTGGTGCAGGACGCGTTCCGCGTCGACGCCGCAGGCAAGCTTCGCACCGGCTCGATCCTGGCGCTTCGTCGCCTGGACATCACCGATGAACGTTGGCTGCGTGCCATGAAGGCGATCGCCGATGCCGTCCAGGTCGTCGGCAGCAAGAGCTACGTTCGTTTCCACCGCCGTGATGGGAACGGCGAGTATCAGGCGCTAAGCCTGGACGTTGCCGGAGTCTGACCATGATCGCCTACTGCTACGCCAGCGGCGAAATCCAGTTCGGCGCGACCGTACCCAACGGCGCTATTGCGATCGCCAGTGGCCCGGCTGCTCCGCTGCGCAAGCACATCGCGGCGACCGCTCGACTGGCCTATGACAACGAGACGCTTCTGGTTCCCGGCGTTCCCGAGGCTGAAGGTCAGGATGCGAAGCTCGATGCGCTCATTGCACACATGCATTGGCTGAGCCAGCGCGATTGGCCGCATATCACGGTGCGGAGGGCGTCCGCATGAACCGCATTGTCACCCTCCAGGTGAACACCTCGGGCGCTTGGCGCAACGTCATCACCTTTCCCTCTCACCGTCTTGCGGATGTACGGGAAGCCCTCAAGCCACTGCAGGAAGCGGCAGGCCCCACGGCCAAGTGGTGCTTCCTCGAGGACGGTCGTCGGACATGGATACCCGAATCCCTCGCCAGCACCTTCGCCCAGGAGAAGAATCCGTGAGCCTCGCATACATCCGCCAGCAGTATGGTGTACCCGCGCACCGTGGTCGCCGCATCACCGTCCAGGGCAAGCGCGCAGTGATCGCCGGGGCCAGCGGCGCGCTGCTCCGCGTACGGATCGACGGCGACCTGCAGACGCGCCTGTACCACCCGATCGACGAGGTCGTGTACGAGCCGACGAAGCGGCTCGCTCTACACTGGCAACCGATCACGGCCGACGAGCCCCAGCCCCTTGTCGACGTGCTGGTCAGTTCGATCATTCCGGGCGAGACCAAGCCGTCAGTGTTCTACGGCTGGCGGCGTGCCACCAATCCGGCTCAGTTCCTGGTCAGTGGCAGCGAGACCGACTTGGTGCCGGGTGTGGTGTACGCCTTCGCCGAAGAGCCGGCCGCAGCGCCGTTGCCCGCCCAGCTAGGGGTAGCCGCATGAACGACGAAAGCGTGCCCTCGGCACCTACGACCAGCGACCTGGCCGGCGCCGAGCTGGATCTGCTGCACCAGGCCGCCCGCGCCGCTGTGAAAAACGGCGGGGATTGGTATACGCCGGGCCAGATGCTGCAGATCCTCGGGGAGTTTGTTGGACGTCCTGCGCTAATGGTGGATGCGGCATTCATTGGGATGGCGACCCCGGAACGCATCGCCTCGCTGCTAGAGCGCGACCGTGCACAGACCATCGAAGTGGCGATCGAGGGCATTGGCCGGGTCAACTTGCTCGTTGTCGACGAGCGCGGAAAGCGCGTAGCGAATATGTCATCGTTGACGGTTGCAGATATCGCACGGCGTGCGACCACGCCACTGAGCCGGGCCCGCCTGCTGGACGTAGCCGCTTCGCTGGACCGCCTCCGCCATTTGAGTACCGGCACGCTGCGCGTGTTGTACGAAGAGGCTGCTACGGCCGTGGAGCGGGTTGCGGAGCAAGACCCTCGCCTTACGGCCGTCCCAGCTGCGGCTGCGGGAGAAGCTCATGACACGTGAAGAATGGAAAGCCATCGAGGCGAAATTGGTCTACCAGGGCGCGCGAGTGAAGTTGCAGTGCGATTCGTACGTCGTCGACCTGGTCGTCCACCGTCAGAAGATGCGCCTGTCGGTTTTCGTGTTCGTCGACGGTCAGATCGATCCGAAGTGGCTCCGCGAGGATTGCGACGAGCGTCGCCGCTTCATGCGGCCGGTCGTGCACAAGCCGAAAGCTTTCAGCGCAAAGGACATCCGCGACTTCGGCAAGCGTGCGTGCGCTGATGCGATAAAGCGCGGAACGTTTACCTGGTACAGCCCGGAATGGCCCTCGGTCATGCCGCTGAGCCGCCACCTCGACAAGCACAACACGTCGGTCACCTTGGCCGTGGCCACACCCGAAACCCCAGGAACCGAGAATGCGTAAGACACTATCGACGGACGAGGCGGCCAAGCGGCGGACGAGCCAGCTCGCGGCGATCCACGTGATGGCGAGCAAGCAACTCGGCCTGGATCGCGAAACGTACGTGGCACTGCTGCAGCGCGTTGCCGGCGTCAGCAGCTCGGCCAGCCTCGACGGGCGCGGCCGGCAGCTGGTCCTGGACGAGCTGCGCCGGCTCGCAGGTGGCACGGCCAAGTACCGGGCCCATGCAGCTGTGCCGGACGAGCCCGAGAATCCGCGCGCCGATATCGCCGCCATGATCGGCAAGGTAAGCGCCATCCTCGCGGATGGCGGACGCACGTGGTCCTATGCCCACGGCATGGCGAAGAAGATGTTCAAGGTGGCGCGCGTTGAGTGGCTCAACCCTGACCAGGTCCACCGCATCGTGGCGGCGTTGTCGTATGACCAAAAGCGGCGGGGGAAGAAGTCATGACGAGCGCTTCGTCTGGCGATGCTCTCAAATCACGATTCGAGGAAGCTAAGGAACAAGGGCAGCAGTTCGGCACCGAGGCAGTGAAGGCAATGCAAGCGCGCTTCAAGGGCGAAGCGGATTGTGTAGCGGTCTTCACGACCATGATCATCGGCGCCACGCTCGGTGCAGCGATGGGAGAGCTTGGTGCCGACGATGCGCTCTTGATCTTGACCGCAATCGGTGACGCCGCTCGCGAGGTCCATGCAGTGCACGACATCAAAGCCACAAATCCAACCAAGCAGTGAATGTCACGCGAAACCAGGTGCACCGGAGGCAACCATGTCCAATGATCTGTTCGAACACGCGCCGACCGATCCCAGCCGGGTGAAGATCGATCCGCCGAGCGATCGGTGGCCGACGACACTGGCCGAGATCATCGAGGTCTTGCGCGTGAGCTTCATGCGCCGGGGACTCACTGAAGCGGCCGCACTGGACGAAGCGCAGGCAGCAACCCTGGCGTTGAGCACCTGGCTCGGTGGTCGGCAAGTCTACTTACCGAACGGCGAGCGGGTTCGATTGGCTATCCGTGATCGCCTGATCTACCTGGAATACAACGGGCGCAACAAGAGCGAGCTGGCAGCGCGGTACCGGCTCACTGAGAGGTCCGTCGAGACGATCGCCGCCGAGCAGCGCGCCATCCACATCCGCAAGATCCAGCCGGACATGTTCCCGGCTGCAAAACGGGAGCAAGGTTTGTGAGAACGCAGGTCAGCAAGGAATTCCCCGTCATCCGGGCGCACCTCATCGGGGGGCAGCGCGATCGCCGCGTTTTCAACCTGCTGTCGCTAGTGGCTCGGGTGCTCTCGCCGGTCGATGGCCCGTATTTCGAGTACCGGCTTGTGCCGATGCCCGAATCGACGCCGGGCATGTGGCCCCGCCATCACCACATTTACGTCGACGTGGCGCTCACTGATCTTCAGGCACAAGCTGCAGTCAGCGAGTACCTGGTCGAATGGGCCGCCGCACACGACGGTTGAATGGACTCGCCAACTGCGTCATCGTAAGCAGATCTAGACCAAAGCCCCGCCCTTGTGCGGGGCTTTCTATTTACAGCGAGCTACTTCGTCCTCACCGGCATAGCTCGCGGCGGCATCCTGACTCGAAAGCGGGAACCTCTCGCTTGATTGCACGCCGGCATGCGATACGCGTTGCCGGCGCCTTTCGTTAAGGAGCCGGAATGCGCGTCAATCCTCGTTTGATCGACTTTTACAAGCGCCTCGCTGACGGTGTGAACAACGTCGGTCGGATGTTGCTCTGGGCACTGCTGTCGCTGGTGTTGCTCGCGGTCATCGCTTGGTTCCTGAACCCGGCGAAGTTCGGCAGCTATCTGTGGATCGTGAGCAAGCTGTCGCTCGCGGCAGTACTCGGCTACGGCTTCGACCGCGCGGCCAGTCCGAACGATGCACCGAGCACCCTCGATGGCATCGAGCGCGCCATGGCGCAGACCCGACGTGCCACGCTGATGGCCGCCGCCATCATCGCTGCGGGGCTGATGCCTTGACGCTCTGGGCCATGCTCCTGCTGGTAGCCAACACGGCTGGCTCGACGTGGCTGATCGCGGTGAGCTGGACGATGGAAGTAATGGTGCGGCGTCGGGTCATTGCCCCGGTGCCGCACCTGCGCACTCGCATCGTTGCCGGCGTCGCTGGGATCGTGTTCGGCATCATCGTTGCGACCGTCCAGGTGATCGCATGATCGGCGCCCTCTTGCTCGTCGCCCTCGGCGCCTGGTGGCTCCAGTACGCGTGTCGCCGGCCCCTCGTTGGCTATGGAGTTCGTCGTCTGCCTCGGTGGCCCGGCGTCCTCATGCTGGCTGCCGGCTTCGCCATCGCCTGCGTCGCTCCCGTCAAGGCTGGCACCACGCCCACGGTCCCCGAGGCGAGTGCCATGTATCGCCGATGGGTGGAACAGGCGGTCGCTGAAGAATGGGGCGTCGAAGGCTCACCCGCACGGCTTGCCGCACAGATCCACCAGGAGTCGAGCTGGAACCCGAAGGCCCGGTCCGCCGTAGGTGCTGAGGGCCTCGCGCAGTTCATGCCGTCGACGGCGAAGTGGATCGCAGACGAGTTCCCTGAAACGCTCGGTGCCTTCGATCCCTGGGACCCACAGCAGGCGGCACTGGCGGCCGCCGTGTATGACGCCTGGCTAGCCAGGCGCAACCCTGGCCGGGCCGAATGCGATACCTGGTCGTTCGCTCTGTCGGCCTACAACGGCGGTGAGAAGCAACTTCACAAGGAGCAGGCGCTTGCCGCCACGCGTGGCAAGGCGGCGGACGTATGGCTTGGCAACGTCGCTGCAGCCCGCACGCGTTCACTACCGGCATGGCGGGAGAACCGCGCATACGTCTCTCGCATCCTGCTCGTGCTTGAGCCCCTGTACCTGGACGCCGGTTGGTCCGGTAAACGCGGGTGCCCGCCATGACCGCCGTGGCGATCTTGCCGACTGTGAAAGACAAACTGGCCATCCTCCTGGTCATCCTTCTGTTGTTCGCCACCGGGTTCGGATTTGGCTATGCCGCAGGTCGGGGACACGACCAGGACAAGATGACCCAGGTGGCCACCGACAAGGGCGGCGCGGAGAGTGACGCCCGCGCTGCCAGCGCGACGCTCAGCGAGATCCGCCACCGCCTCGACGCTCAAGGCGTCGAGCTTGCGGCAGCGCAGAAGGCCGCGGCTGACGCGTTGTCAGAGCGTGATGCGCTACGGGCCGATCTCGCCAAGCGATCCCTGCAACATGAAACTGACCTGAGGAACAAAGCCCATGAAGCGCCTGATTGCGCATCGCTGGCTCAGTTGCCTATTTGCCCTGTCGTTGCTGACGGGCTGTGGGGCAAGTCGAGCGGTGATCCCACGGCCGGAGGCAGTCGTTGATGTGCCACGCCCGGTATATGTCCACGTCGACCACTCACTCACGGACCCCATCGCTGAGCCCGACCCGCCTGGAGCGCATTGCACCTTCAACGGTAAGCCTGCGGTGTGTGCTCTCGACGGCCTCGTTTCGATCGACCGTTGGCGGGGAGCGCTGAGCCAATGCAATCTCGATCGACAAACCGTGGCCCGGTCAGCGCCCATGCTGCCACCAGCCCCACCGCCAACGCCGACACCGTGGTGGCTGTCTTTAAGCACATCGACAACCTCATCAAGCAATGGCACGCGCAAAGCACCGAGCGAACCGACGCCGCCCGACGGCTGACAGGCCGCGAGCGGATGGCGGCTGAAATGCATGCGCGTGTGTTGCGAGCGAGCGCCGATGAGTTGCGTAGCGTCGTCGTGAAATGCGGCTTGGAGGCGGGAGTCCCCGCCAAGATCAAACGGAGCAGTACACGTTGAGTGATGAAATCGACCGCAGCCAAGAGGCTGAGGACAGGGACAGGGCCCGAGCGCTTCACAACGCCCACCAGGCGATCGCCGCGCGTGAAGCCTTGGATGCGCCATCGCGTGACGGCGCGTGCATCGACTGCGGTGATCAGATCGAACTGGCACGGCTTGCGGCATTGCGGGGGAAAACCTCGCGTTGCTCTAGCTGTGCCCACGACTTCGAACGCGCTTTGAGGGGGCGACAGTGAGCGAGTTTCTTTCCATCACCACGGTCATTCTGCTCGTCGTCATCCTGCTCGCGCTTATCTCCATTGGCCTGCGTGTAACAGGGCAGGAGAATCGCGTAGCGCTGGACACGCGCGAGATGGAACGCCGACTTACGAAGCTGGAGTCGCGCGTCGACAACCTGCCAACGCATGGAGACCTGCGCAAGGTGCAGGACAACCTCAGCGAAGTCGTCGAGAGCATTGCGACGATCAGCGGGCAGACAGCGACCATGACCCAGATGCTGAAGACCATCCAAGAACACCTGCTCGAAAAGGAGCGCCGATGAAAAGCTTTGCCGAACGCCTCCGGGAAGATCGCCGCCTGGTCATGCTCCGCGTACTGTCGGAGCAGCCCGGCTATCGCCTGAACAGCTCCAACCTCCATGCGGGTCTGCAGCACCTGTCGATCATCGCAACACGTGACGACGTCGCCACCGATCTGCATTGGTTGAAGGAACAGGGCCTCGTGCATCTGGAGGTCGTGCCGGAGGTTCCCGGCCTGTACCTGGTGACGCTTACTTCGCGGGGCGACGATGTCGCTTCTGGCGCCGCCCGCGTGCCGGGCGTTGCCCCGCCGAGCCCCCGCTAAGACCATGGCCCGCACATCGACCATCAAGCGTCTTCCCGATGATCAGCGCCGTTTCCTGGAGCGGCTGATCCGGGAGGATCGTCATACCCTGGACGAGATCCTCGACCAGGTCAGGGCGCAGTTCCCAGACTCCCGTGTGCCGAGCCGCAGCGCGGTGGGTCGCTATAGCCAGAACATCAACGAGCTCGCCGGTCGCATGCGGGATATCCAGGCCGCCGGCACCGCCCTGGTCAGTGAGCTGGGCGAAGACCCGAACGATCGTGGTGGCCAGCTGCTCGTCCAGGCGGTCACCACACTGGCTACGCACGCCGCCCTAAAGGCGACGGACCCGGAGGCTGAAGAGCTCAGCATCAAGGAGATCGGCATGCTCGCCCGAGGCGCCAGGTCGGTGCTGGAGGCCCGCAAGATGAGCCTGGCCGAAAGGCAGGAGATCGCACGCATGGCCCGAGAGCAGCTCCAGGCCGAGCAGGCTGAGGCCCTGAAGGGTATGGCGACGACGGCAGGCATGAGCCAGGACACTGTGTCGATGATTCGCAAGCAGATCCTGGGCATTGCCGGATGACTACCGACACGACACTTTCCCTGGCCGACCAGCTCCGTCGCGAAATGCCGGGCGCCGTTGGCAACGACGTGCCCGTTGCGTTCTTGCCATATCAGCAACGATGGGCTGCCGATGGGGCCGATCTGAAGATCGCCGAGAAGAGTCGGCGTACCGGCCTGACCTGGGCGGAAGCCGGCGACAACGTTCTGATCGCCGGTGCAGACCGCGCTAACGGCGGGATGAACGTCTATTACATCGGCTACAACATGGACATGGCCATCGAGTATGTCGAGGCCTGTGCGATGTGGGCGCGGATCTTCAACCAGGTCTGTGAGTCTGTCGAAGAAGGCGAGGAACTATTCGCCGACGGAAAAGACGAAAAGGCGATCAAGACCTATACGATTCGCTTCGCATCCGGCTTCCGCATCGTGGCGCTCTCCAGCCGCCCGGCGAACCTGCGCGGCAAGCAGGGCGTGGTGGTCATCGACGAAGCAGCATTCCATGGCCAGCTTGACGAGCTGCTCAAGGCCGCGATCGCGCTGCTGATGTGGGGCGGCAAGGTCCGCATCATTTCCACCCATGATGGCGTCGACAACCCGTTCAACCAGCTGATCGAGGACGTTCGCTCTGGGAAGCGTTCGGGCAGCATCCACCGGATCACCTTCGATGAAGCCTGTGACGAGGGATTGTACGAGCGCGTTTGCCTCCGCAAGGGCACGCCATGGTCGGCGGCCGCCGAGGCAGAGTGGAAGGCGAAGATCCGCAAGACTTACGCCGATGCTGCGAGCGAAGAGCTGGACGTTATTCCGTCGCAAGGCTCCGGCAGCTGGCTGACCGGAACGCTCATCGAGGCGCGTATGTATGACGCGCCGGTTCTTCGCTACAGCTGTCCGAAAGGTTTCGAGCAAGAGCCCGATGTCCACCGCTTCGAAGTCATCCAGCAGTGGCTGGACATGGAAGTGGGGCCGTTGCTGGCCAAGCTCGATCCGCGTCTCCAGAGTGTGCTGGGCCAGGACTTCGGTCGCACCGGAGACCTTACCGTCATCACGCCCGCTCAGATCGAGCAGGATCTGCGCCGCCGTGTCCCCTTCATGCTTGAACTGCGGAATATGCCGCACAGGCAGCAGGAGCAGATCCTGTTCTACATCTGCGATCGCCTGCCCAACTTCGTCAAGGCGGCGGTCGACGCGCGCGGTAACGGCAACGCCGTATCCGAATTTCTCGCGCAGAAGTACGGGTACTCCCGCGTCGACCTGGTCATGGCCACGGAGGGCTGGTATCGAGAGCACATGCCGTCGGTGAAGGCTGCCTTCCAGGACGACATGATCGCGATCCCTCGGGACAAAGACGTCGCCTCGGACCTCCGCCTGGTCAAGCTGATCGGCGGTGTGGCGCGTGTGCCGACTGAGCGAAACACGGGCAAGGATGGCAACAAGCGCCACGGTGACGCCGCCATCTCCGTCGCACTCATGTACTTCGCCAGCCGTTTCCCTGGCGCCCCTATCGAATTCGAGGCACTGCCGCGACACCCGCGCGGTTACGACAACGTCACCAGTGGTCGCATGCGCATGGACGACGACGATGATGGCCTCGCACTACCGGAACCGAAAGCATGGTGAATATCTTCTCCAAGGCGCTTAGCGTGCTCGGTGTTGGCAAGGATGACCTTGCCGAGCCACAGACGAGCAAGACCACGCTGCTCCGCGACGAGTGGCAAGGACACCCCAGCCGGGGTCTGACGCCGACGCGCCTGGCCGCCATCCTCGAGAACGCCGAAACCGGCGACCTGGTCGGCCAGGCCGAGCTCTTCGAGGACATGGAGGAAAAGGATGGCCACATTGCGAGCGAGATGCTCAAGCGGCGCTCGGTGATCAAGCAGCTCGACTGGGACATCGTCCCGCCGTCGAGCCCGTACGCCGCCGAGAAGAACAACGCGAAGGCGCTGAAGGAATTGCTGAGCGAGATCCCGGACTTCGAAGAGCTCGTCTTCGATGTGACCGATGCAATCGGAAAGGGTTACTCGTGTCTGGAAATTGAGTGGGACCAGACCGACGGCATGTGGCTGCCGAAGACCGTCACACACCGGCCGCAGAGCTGGTTCACGATCAAGCGTGGCTATCGCGAAGAACTGCGCCTTCGGGACGGGTCAGCTGACGGTGAAGAGCTGCAGCCGTTCGGCTGGATTACGCACACCCATCGTGCGAAGTCCGGATACCTCGCTCGCTCGGCCATGTTCCGCGTGCTGGCGTGGCCCTACCTCTTCAAGAACTATTCCGTTGCCGACCTCGCCGAGTTCCTTGAGATCTACGGCATTCCCATCCGCATCGGCAAATACCCGCCCGGCTCCAGCAAGGCGGACAAGATGACGCTGTTGCGCGCGCTCGCCTCCGTCGGGCACAACGCTGCCGGCATCATCCCCGTCGGCATGGATCTGGATTTCAAAGACGCAGCCACCGGCGACCCGGATGCCTTCACCGCGATGATCGACTGGTGCGAGCGCACCCAGTCGAAGGTCATCCTGGGCGGTACGCTCACGAGCCAGGCGGATGGCAAGAGCAGCACGAATGCCTTGGGCAAGGTTCACGATGAAGTGCGCAAGGATCTTCGCGACGGCGACGCCAAGCAGATTGCTGCCACGTTGTCTCGCGACTTGATCTATCCGATTGCGGTACTGAACGGACTGGCGACCGACTATCGGCGCGCACCCAAGCTGCGGTTCGCGATCGAAGAGCCCGAGGACATGACTGCCATGGCCGAGGCACTTCCCGTGCTCGTCGGCCTTGGCTTCCGCATCGATCGCCAGTGGGCCCAGGAGCGCGTCGGCATTCCCGAGCCAGAGTCAGACGTGACGGACATCTTGGTAGCTCCACCGAAGGCTGCTGCGCAGCCCGAACCGCTCCGAAACTTGGTGCCGCTGCAGGCGGTGGCCACCGCCGTGGCGACCGCGTTGCAGCCCACCGCTCCCCAAGACCCGCCAGCTCGGATGGTGGGTCAGCTCGACAAGGCCGTGTCGCCCGCGCTGGCCGGGTGGGTCGACGCGATCAAGGGTGCTGCCGAAGCGGCGAGCTCGCTGGAGGATCTGCGCGATCGCTTGACGAACCTGATTCCCGACATGACCCTGGACGACTACGCCGAGGCGATGCGCCAGGGCCTCGCGGCCGCTGCTCTTGCAGGTCGATACGAGATCCTCCGGGAGGCCGGCAGTGTGTGATTGCCTCCCAGAGGTTCCGGCTAAGCAGACTCGCTCCGTAAAGGTGCTTGCGCCGGGTGCGATCGATGGCTTCCTTGAGTGGGCAGCACGGGTCGACGAGCGGGCGCGCGCTGCGATGCTGAAGGCAATCAGTGATCGTCAGGCTGGAGACGCCTGATGGCTGACGGGTCGGTTGCCTATGGCTCGCTCCCTTTCAAGGAGCAGATCGCATTCTTCCGCGCGAAGAAGAACGTGCTCACGGAGAGCTGGACCGACGTGTGGGAGGCTGAGCACGACCACGCCTTCATGGTTGCCGGCGCGAACCGCATCGACCTGCTCACCGATCTGCGCGGCGCAGTAGACAAGGCCATCGCTCAAGGCAGCACGCTCGCCACGTTCCGCAAGGACTTCGACGGCATCGTGGCGAAGTACGGGTGGGACCACACAGGAGGCCGTAACTGGCGCTCCCGCGTGATCTACGAGACCAACCTGCGCACCTCCTACGCAGCCGGTCGCTGGGCTCAGCTGCAGGCGCTGGTGAAGGTGCGCCCTTACTGGCGGTACGTGCACAGCGACAGCGTCCAGCATCCGCGCCCCTTGCACCTGGCGTGGAACGGGCTTGTGTTGCTGGCCAGTGACCCCTGGTGGCTGCGGCACTTCGGACCGAATGGGTGGGGCTGCCAGTGCACGGTCGAGGCACTCAACCAGCGCGACCTGAAACGGCTGGGCAAGGAGGGTCCTGATTCAGCGCCGGCCGAGGACATGCAAACCGTCGTCGTCGGCAAGAACGGGCCGAACCCGGCGACCGTGGAGACGCCGGCCGGCGTCGATCCCGGGTTCGGCTATGCACCAGGCCGCTCGGCCTTCGATCAGTTGGTGCAGACCGTTGTCACCAAGGCAACGCAGCTACCCGCTCGCGCAGGCGCCGAGGCACTCGCCGAACCGTTGGCGCTGCCACGTGCCCAGCAGGCGATCGAAACGGGGTACGCCGTGTTCCAGGAGCAGGTGACCGCCGGCACTGTGCCGGCAGGGGCGACGCAGGCCGTGGGCGCGCTGGAAGCGGATGTAGTCACCGCGCTTGCCGAGCAAGGCATCGAGCCATCAGTAGCGCCGATCGTGGCTACCCAGGCGCGCGTCGCGACGGTACTCGATGCCGGGATGCGATCGGCTGTGGCCAGCACTGACCTCGTCCAGCTGCCGGCGATCATCCGTAATGCGCAAGCCGTTCTGCTGGTCACCGGACCGCAGCCGAGCCTCATCTACGTAGCAGCCGGCACGGGCGATGCGCGGCTCACCGCGTCCGTCGCCGTTGGCACCGACTCGGGCACACCGAATACCTTCTCGTTTATGCCCAGGGCGACGTTGGATCAGTTGCGCGGCGACGTATCCGCCGGGCGCCTCGTGCTCTTGAAGGGGAGCCTCGACTGATGGCCGGCGCGCGCATCGAGCTCGACGCCAATACGCGTAGTGCCAGTGCCGCACTGGCGGCCGCCGCTCGCCAGCTCGGTCCTGAAGGCCGCACGCTGTTGCTGCAGGACATCGGCGAGTACCTGATGATCAGCACCAGGGCGCGTGCTGAGCGGCAGGTCTCGCCGAGCGGTCAGGCATGGGCGGCGTTGTCGCCGCGCTATGCGGCGGCGAAGTCGAAGAAGCGCCCTGGCGTTCCACTTCTGCGCTTCGATAACCACATGATCGGCGACCAGCTCGCGAACCAGGTGGAAGGCGACACGCTGCTGGTCGGGACCAACGCACCCTACGGTGCCATCCAGCAATTCGGCGGCAACATCGAGATCCCGGAGCGACCCACGCAGGTCTACTTCCATCACAAGGGTGGTGAGGTGTCGCCGCACTTCGTCACCAAGCGCAAGGCTACCTTCGTGCAGGACGCCACCATCCCGGAGCACACAGTGGCAATCCCCGCGCGCCCCTGGCTCGGGCTGGACAAGGAAGACGAGGCGGAGATCGCCCAGCTCGTCGCGGATCACCTCGGCGGGGCCTTCGAAGGGGCGGCTCCGTGAACGCCCTGTGAGGCGCTCGGAGGGCGAGGGTCGCGGCAAGGGCCACGACCTTTACCCCCTCGCGGTTTTAAAACGGGTTTTAAACGCCTTCGAATGGCCGTGGGCTCCCTTGCCGGGACCTCGATCCCGGGCGTAGGGTATCCAGACCCCGCCAATGTGCCTGAATCGCCGCCAGGTCGACGACCTGTTTTAGAGCGACGCGCTTCGTTCCCAACGACATCGGGGCCACGGCCAACATGGCTCCATGGCCCGTTCACTTGCTATCGCTCTCGCCGCGTGCTCTTTCGCCCTGCCTGCCGGCAGCGACACGCGCATCCAAATCCAGCTGACTCCCGCTGGTGAGTTCCGGCCGTCCGACGGCCGCGAGATGAAGGTGGACGCCTGGCGCATCGACCAGGCGATCGCAACCCGTGTCATCGACCGCTTCCGCTCCCGCGCCAATCCGGCGGTCATCGACTACGAGCACCAGACCCTCCACAAAGAGACCAACGGCATGCCGGCACCGGCCGCCGCGTGGATCCATGACCTGGAGTACCGCGATGGCGCGGGCCTGTTCGGCACCGTCGAGCTGACCGCGCGACTGCGTCAGGCCATCAATGATGGCGAATACAAGTTCATCTCCCCCGTCTTCAGCTACGACCGCCGTACCGGCGACGTGCTGGACCTGCAGATGGCCGCGGTGACCAACAACCCGGCGATCGATGGCATGGAGCCGCTTGCGCTTCAGGCCGCTGCCACCTTCGGCATCCACCTCTCTGAGGAAGACCCTTCCATGAACCCGCTTCTCAAAGCGTTGCTGGCCGCGTTGACGCTGCCCGAGACCACCACCGAGCAGGACGCGATCGCCGCGCTCACCGCTCGCCTGACTGCTGCCGCCTCGGTCGACGTCGACAAGGTTCGCAGCGCCCTCGGCATCGCGCCCACGGACGACCTGGTCGCCGCATGCACGAGTCTGAAGAGCAAAGCCGATGCACCGGCCGATCCGACCAAGTTCGTCAGCGTGACCGTCGTCGAAGACCTGAAGACCAGCCTGGCCGCGCTGACGGCGAAGCAGAACGACAAGGAAGTGGACGAGCTCGTCCAGGGCGGCCTCAAGGACGGTCGCCTACTGAAGGCCCAGGAGCAGTGGGCACGTGACCTCGGCAAGTCCGATATCGCGGCGCTCACCTCGTACCTGCAGACCGCCCAGCCGATCACGGCGCTGTCGAGCACTCAGACCTCCAATCGTCGTGGTCCGACTCAGCCGAACGCCGACGGCCTCACCGAGGACGAGCTGGCGGTCTGCTCGGCCACCGGTACCGACCCGAAAGACTTCATCGCCGCTCGCCCGGTCTAACCGGCACCGGCCCCAGGAGACGTCATGCAGCTCACCGAATCCCGCAACACTCCGCGCCGTGAGGGTGACCAGGTCAGCCATCCGGCTGCCGCCACCACTCTCATCGTCATTGGCGGCCTCATCGCCCTGAACGCCACCGGCTTCGCCGTACCCGCGACGGCCGCCGGCAAGAACGTCGTCGGTGTGTCCGAGACCTTCGTGGACAACCGCACGGGCGCCGATGGTGATCAGACCGTCAACGTCCGCCGCAGTTGCTTCGCCTTCAACAACAGCACCACGTCGGCGATCGCGCGTGCGGATATCGGCGCCGTCGCGTACGTCGAGGACGACAACACCGTGGCGAAAGCCGGTACCGCCATCGCCGGCACGATCGTCGACATCACGGACGAAGGCGTCTGGGTGAACGTCGCCGCCCACGCCATCACCGTCGCCCAGGCTTAAGGAGCAATCGCAACATGATCATCAATAAGGGCACTCTCACCGCCTTGTTCGTCGCCTTCAAGGCGGCGTTCCAGGGCACGCTCGGCCAGGCGCCGAGCCAGTACCTCCAGCTGGCCACGGTTGTGCCCAGCAGCACCGGCGCCGAAGAGTACGGCTGGCTGGGCCAGCTACCCAACGTCCGCGAATGGGTCGGCGAGCGCGTGTACCAGGGCATCACGGCGCATGGCTACACGATCAAGAACAAGAAGTTCGAGCTCACGATCAGTGTGCCGCGCGACTCCATCGAAGACGACCAGTACGGTGTCTACACGCCGCTGTTCGCCGAGATGGGCCGCAGCATGGGTGCGCACCCGGACCAGCTCGTGTTCGAGCTGCTCGGGCAGGGCCGCACGGCGAAGGGTTACGACTCTGCTCCGTTCTTCAGTGCCGCTCACCCGGTGCGCAACAAGAAGGGCAACGCGGAGGTCAACCAGTCCAACGTGAGCGACACCGGCAACGGAACCAACTACTGGTACGTGCTCGACACCACCCGCGCGCTCAAGCCGATCATTTTCCAGAGCCGCAAGGCGCCCAACTTCGTCTCCAAGACGGCCGAGACGGACGACAACGTATTCGATCGCAGCGAGTACGTGTACGGCTCGGACAACCGCTGCAATGTCGGCTTCGGTTTCTGGCAGCTCGCCTACTCCAGCAACAAGGATCTGACCGCCGACAACCTGACGGCGGTGATCACGGCGATGACCAGCCGCAAGGGCGATTACGAGCGCCCTCTGGGCATCAACCCGAACGTCCTGGTCGTTCCGCCGGCAATGGAGTTCACCGCCCGTGCGCTGCTCGAAAACGCGCTCAAGGCGGACGGCGGTACCAACGAACTGGCGAAGCGTCTGACGGTCATGGTCGCGCCCTGGCTGTAACCCAACCTGATACGCCCTGGTGAAAGTCCTCGGCCGGGATTGTCCCGGCCGAGGCATGAAGAGGATTCCCATGTACGTCACGCCTGAGCAACTTGCCGAACGACCAGGTGCCCGCGAGCTGGCCCAGGTGGCGACGCGCGAACGTGACCGTATCGTTGCCGATGATCTGATGGACGCGACTCTTCGCGGTACGGACAGGTCGTCATGGACGCCCGCACAGATTGCCAGCGCCGACGATGCCCTGGCACGAATTCAGGAAGCGATCGCCGACGCCGGCAGCATCATCGACGGGTTCTTGGCTCAGCGATACAAGCTGCCGCTCGCCACGGTGCCTGGCGTGGTCACGACGTGGTCGCGCTCGATCACCCGCTACCAGCTCCACAAGGACCGGACAGCCACCGAGAACGATGACCCGATCGTGCGCGACTACCGCGACGCGATGAAGCTTCTGCAGCTGACTGCCGACGGCAAGTTCAGTCTCGGCGCGGAAGACCCCGTGATCAACGACCCGCAGGACGTCGACGTGCGCTTCGTCAGCGATGACCGTGCATTCAGCCGCCGCCAGACACGGGACTTTCGATGAGCTTCGGCCCGTTCGACGTCAGGCTCGTCATCGAGCGTCTTCGACAGACCGAGCCCGATGCGCCTGTCGGTGACGAGGCGGACCTGCGCCTGCGACAGCTCGGCATGGCGGCGGACTACGCGGCCGTGAAGAGCCTCCGCGACTTTGCCGCGCCGTGCGTCTACGTGCTCCTGGCCAGGGAGCAATTCGACGTGCGCCCACCCGGCTTCGGTGAACGCGGTGCGCAGGTGCCAGGCGTCCAGTCCGGCACCGTCCAGATCGGCGTGGTGCTGGCAGCGCGTAACTACCGCGAGGAAGGCGGCGCGCAATTGAGCGACGAGTTCCAAAGCCTGCTGGGCAGCATTCGCAGCCGCTTGGCTGGTTGGGTGCCGGACTGTGCCGGCGCCAAGCCGTTGCAGTTGGTCCAGGGCGACCTGCTGCAGTACGACAACGCCACCGCGCTCTGGTGCGACGTGTGGATGACGAAAACCAACATCGGCGCAGAGGCGCAGTGAACCCATGAAAGTCACCCTCCTGAAACCCCATAAGCACGCCGGCAAGAAGTACGCAGCCGACGAGAAGATCGAGGTCAACGAAGCCGACGCTCAGTGGCTCGCCGATCCCGCACGCAAGGTCATTGCGCCGCTGCCCGCTGGTAAAGGCGGCACGGCCAGCACTACGGAGTCGAACGCATGAAGGATTTCTCGTACCAGGGCAAATTCTGGCTCGCCGACCGCCGCGACAACGGTCGTCCGGGACCGCTC